GGGTCTCTGGACTGATATTGTACTGCATAATAAGATGAGGATACAGACTGTTGAGGTCAAAACTAACCACCCAATCATACTTTCCTGGTTTCGGTTCCTTGACATAAGCACCTGCGTATTTGTCGTTCTTTTGGGATCTATCTTTAGGAGGGATAACAATATTCCTCTTCTTTAAATAATTATAGATGATAGTGTCCCACATTCTAACCTGAAAGAATACATCAGCAAAATTAACTTTAGCATCATATGCCATAGTCAATGCCAGTTCAATCAGTTTCATCTTGTCTTCCAAACGGTCAACAAGTTCAACGTCAATTATATTATATTCTACAAACTTTTGCCATCCCTGTGTATAAAAATCTTTAAAAGTATCAAACTCAGAGTGGTCTAACTTCTTCTGTCCTAGTTCTACACCAGCAATATAATCCAATCTATATGACTCTTGTGCCTTATAAGTAAATTTCTTATACAAGTCAAGATAATCTAATTGAGTAAGACCAGCAACATCAAAATAGACATGCCTTCTGCCCATAATGAATATCTCATTCTCAGTATTCATTCCCCAAGGAGATAGCATTTTCATCTGCTTCTCACCTAGAACCCTATTCAATCTCTTAGATAGGTATGGAATATCATAATACTGTATGTTCCATCCAGTTACTATATCAGGTATATTGGAATTCCAATATTCAATAAACAAACTAAGCAACTGGTGCTCAGTACCACATTCAATATAATTTACATTTTTCTGCTTATTATTAAATGGATTAACACCCCAAGTTATAATCTGCTTAGTGTTATAATCTTGAACAGATATCAATAAGAGTTCCTGATCTGCAGTTTCTGGATCAGGGAAACCATTCTCAGACTTAACCTCAATATCAAGAGTGACTAATCTAATCTTAGATATGTCAAACTTAATCTCATCCTCAGGATACTTATCAGAAATATATTGGGACACATATCTATCATTACCATAGATCTTAAATCCTTCTACATCTTGATACTTCTTATAAAACTCTCTACAATCACGTACAAAACCAGGTTGAATAGATTCAACATTCTCCCCTTCTAAAGTTTTATACTTAGATTCTTTTTTAGTAGGGACAAATAAAGTAGGATTATAATCATCCCTGAATTGAACATGCTCACCATTATCATAACCACGAACTAGGAACTTGTTCCCAATCAATTGCACATTGGTATAGAACTTCATTTAATCAAGTTTTGATATTTCTCTAAGAGTGTGGGTTTAGCTTCCACTAATGTTAATATCTTATCAGAGCACATCATAAATTCATTATCATTAGTAACATCTATTAACCAAGGAGAGAGTGTATCATTCTCTCCCAATATAAATGGTTCAATTAATTTGCAATTAGGATCTCCTATATCAAGAGGAGCTACTTCCTCAATCTGACTTATCAGAATCTGTTTGTTCGTCAGAACCAGAACTTTCACTTCCATTTCCTAATACCTCTTTGTTATACATTTGTGCAATTTTATCAATTGGATCAACTATAGTGACTACCCAATCAGCTGTGATAGGTATCTTTTCTTGTTTTGTTAAAGGACACCAAGGAACTAATTTAAGTTGATAAGTATCCCTATCTACGTCATCATCAACTTTTAATGTTTTACTATTTAAGCTAACAGTACAAGGTTTAGTTAGAAAATATCCAACCACCTTAGCATCATCTCCTTCCCCCACCAACATTTCTTTTATATCAGCAACTATATCTTCTCCTGATTTTAAAATAGCAAGTTTGACAGTCATAACACAATAATTCCTCCTATGATTCTAACACAATTTCTCCAATCTGCCAACAATCAGCAAGTGTATCATCTCTAATAATATCCATAGCAAACTCTGCTCTGTTAGCAGGGACTATAACACAATAACCTATACCAAGATTAAATACTCTCTTCATTTCATCCTCATCTATATTGCCTTGTCTTTGTATCTCTAAGAATATCTCTGGCACACTCCATGCATTCCAATCTATATTAGCTTTCAATCCTTCTGGCAAACATCTAGGTAAGTTTTCTGGAATACCACCACCTGTAATATGTGCCATACCATATACTTCATCCATCTCAGATAATAATCTTTGTATAGTAGGTGCATAGATTTCAGTAGGTGTAAGTAAATCTGGCCAAGTATGATAATTCATCTTAAGTCTTCTAGCCAAATAATTAACAATACTATATCCATTGCTATGAAGACCAGTACTTGGCAATCCTATGACTACATCACTTGGTTTGATAGCAGACCCATCTATAATTTTCTTCTTCTCTACTATACCTGTACAAAATCCAGCAAGGTCAATTTTATTTTGAAACATTGGATGCTCTGCTGTCTCTCCGCCAATAAGTTCTACTCCAGCATACTCGCATCCTTTAATAATACCCTGCATTATCTCAGGCAATCTTTTATCTATCTTCTTAGTAGAAATATAATCTAAAAAGTATAAAGGTTTAGCACCACATGTGATTATATCATTCACACACATGGCAACAAGATCTATACCTATAGATGTATAGTCATTAGCAGCCTCAGCAATATCAATCTTAGTTCCTACTCCATCAGTTCCAGATACTAAAACAGGCTCCTCATATCCTTGAGGAACCTGAAACATACCACCAAATCCTTTATTGGCGATTGGAATAGATTTTACAAATTCATTACCAGCATCAATATCAACCCCTGCAGTTTTATAGTCAAGTACAATACCTTCCTTTTTAAAATCAAGGGGTTCAAAATCAGTCATTAGCCACCAGCAATTTTATATACCTTTCTCTTTTGATGTTCAGGTATAATCTTGTTTAGTCTAACAGTAAGTAAACCATTTGTAAAGTCTACTTCATTGACTTCAACATCATCAGATAAAGTCCATGTTCTGGTGAATGCTCTAGAGGCTAATCCTCTATAAACATACTCATCAGTATCAGCATCTTTTTGTTTTCCCTCTACAGTAAGTTTATTAGACTCTGTAGTAACCTCAACATCATCTTTAGAAAATCCTGCAATAGCAAGTTCTAATCTAAATCTTGTATCAGTCTCTTTTACAAGATTATAAGGTGGATAGTTGACATCTCCTGCTTCAAAAGCATTGTCAAGTCTTCTCATCCAATCCTCTAGACCTATACTATTTCTGTGAATAGTGTCAAGGTATTTTGCTGTCTCGGGAACAGACAACGTAAGTGAATTCGGACCAAACATAATAGACCTCCGTAAGCGTCTTTAGTTAATAATGGACCCCTAAGGCATCCAATACTAATTATACACGAAAGTCTTTTTATTCAGGTGTGGTTTCCTGTACCTTATTCTTTTTACCTATATTATACTTCTGTTCTAGTATCCAATCACCCTTATCCTTATATGAAAGAACCTTAATTTGGTTAAGAGGTGCTATATCAGAACAAGATTCTTCTTTAACAATACTGATCAATCCCCAATCAGAAAGTAACTTAGTAATCCTATTACGTCTTTGTACATCATTAGGGGTAAGATTAGCGTGCTTACCATCTAATGCAAATAGTTCTTTAAAATGTACTAGGTAATATCTTCCTTGCTTATGAAGTATATGACAGCTCTGATAAAGTTTCTTTTCCTTTCTAGAAGCCACTCCTATTCTAGTCAAAGTCTCACGGACTTTTAAAAAATCATCAGGTTCATTTAATAAAATGAATATTGCATATCCTTATCTAGGTTATGATACCTATTCATTTCATTAGCAAACATTATAGTATCCAAAAAACCTGATAGACATCTATTAATAACATAAGGAGGATATGTCTTTATATCATAGGACAAGTCTTCCTTATTAAAGTTTATAGAATTTAACCAATCTTTAAGTTCACTCATCCCATGCCCTCTTTTTCCAATCAACATACATCTGACCATAGACCATTCCTTCATGTGCTCCTATCTTAGCACCTTTAAGAAGTTCTATTTGTCTTTTAGATAATCTTTCTTTCATAATATCAAGATAATCTTTTTCCCAATTAGGAATGTCTTTAATGTATTCTTTCATGTTAATTCCTCAATTTTGTCTCTCCAATACTCCCTTTCATGATCATCAATCCAAGGAGAATGAACCATTACATGAGCATGTTGTAACCATTTTTCCTTACTCCAATCTTTCTTTGGACTGTTAGGACCAATATAATCCTTAAGGCTCATAATTCATAAGGATTAACTCCTTCCTCTCCTTTTGCTCTCTCATGTAGTCCCCAACAGAACGCATAGTGTAAGTAAGATCAAACTCAGAAGCACTCCAATCTTTAAATCTATCCTTAACGAGCTGGTCAGAATTATAACTAACCATCTGATGTATTGAATTGTTAGAACAATCTTCAGCAAATTTATCATGGTCAAACTTCTTATGC